TTTAGATAAAAAAAGACCTCCCGAAGGAGGTCTTGCTAAAGATTGTGAATCCGATGGATCACATGAGGTTCTTGATTTGAACTCTTCTGTAGTAACGGTTAGCGTTAACCTTGAGGCGTCCAAGACCCTTGTCGAGACCTTCTGCGAATGGATTAGCAACGATCCCGTAACGGGTCTTAAATCCAATCTTAGGCTGGAAGGTGTTCTCTCCAACGGCACGAACCATCTGGAGGGGAACGTATGGGCAATAGAACAGACCTGCATCATAAGGTGAAGAACCCTTATAACCGACAACGTAGTACTGGTTAGGTGATACGTTTGCTGAATAAGGATCGATATATACACGATACTTACCAAGCAGAACACCAGCGAAGGTGTTACCAGTGTCATCAACGTTCAGGTTAGCGTTGAGTGCAGGGGTGTAATCAAGTACACCTGCCATTGACAGTGCCGAAGCAACGTCAGCAGAGCACATAACTACGTTGCCCTTTCCTCTACGAGTACGCTGTGCAATTGCGTTTGCATCACGCTCGATTTGGAACAGGAGACCCTTGAACTTCTCAACTGACCAACGACCGTTTGAGTCGATGTCAAGGTCAAATACGCCTTGGGTTGAGGTATTTGCTGCAGCGCCTTGCTCAGCAACCTTATAGATGGTTCTGATGACTTCGCGGTTGATCTCAGCAAGAATCTCGCTTGAAAGAATATTAGCGAGTTCTGCTTCTGCGTTCAGACCGTGAATTGCCTTCAGGTCTTGAGCAAGCTCAAGGCTGTACTCTGCCTTCAGTGCTCTTGACTTTGCTTCAACGAGAACTTTCTCGATTGAGAATGCCATCTCGTTGAACTGATTGCCATCACCATTACCCAGGTTCTCAGCATCACCAGTTACCATGCCTTGACCGACATTGTAAGCAGTAGATGATGCAGTTCCTACTGGGTTGAGAAGACCAGGATTGCTACCAGCTTGTGCAGTGCTACCAAATCCAGCAACACCATCAGTGAAGCCGTTCTCGTTGTTGAGGCCATTAGGTTGACCAGAGAATGCAGTATCTACTTCATCGAAGAAGGTTTCTGCACCACTCTGATTGGTGTAGCGTGAACGCATTGCGAAGATGAGTCCAGTAGGACCACTCATTGGTTGAACTCCAGCGAGGTCATATGCAACAAGGTTTGGCATTGCACGTCTGATCAATGAGATCAGAACGGGATCAAAACCTGCAACAGGACCACCAGCAGCAGCATCACCAGAGAATCCACCACCAGTTCCTGGTGAAGGTGCTCCAGCAGCATTAGCTGACATTGTTGGAGTTTCGGTCAGAAGACCATGAGAGAATGAATTTTGCTCTCTCAGAAACTTTTCTTGGTTTTCGAGCAGGACAGCGGTTACAGCTCTACGATGTGAATCTTTGATTGGATCAAGACCCTCATAGTCGAGAAGTGGACTCCACTTTTCCTGCAGATGCTCGGATTGGAACATTTGCTTTTTCCTTTGTACTAAATGTGTTTGTTGGTTGAATTATATTAAAATCACTTTTTGGCAACACCAGAAAGTGTTCTCAGATAGGCATTCATGCTATCACTATGGAATGCTGCTGCATCCATTTCAACTTCTTCCGATAAACTTTCGGACTTTGCTTTTGGAGCTTTCTGCGCCGAGAAGTATGACTCCCTCAGCATCTCCAGTTTCTCACGATAATTGGTTTCACTTTCAAACTCAACACTTTCAGCAAGTGAAGCGAGCTTCTCTTTTTGAGAGAGTGCTAGACCCTCTGCAACATCATCAAAGATTCCATCAGCAACCGACTCGGAGAGACGCTTGTTGAGGACGACATTCTTTTCGATTTGCTCGTTGAGTTTTGTCTCCATTTCATCAAGTTTTTGTACCATGCTCTCTAGAACATCATATTTATCTTCAGGGATTGATACATAATGTGCTTCAAAAAGACTCTTCATGCCTGAGAGGAAGCTCTCAGTCATTTCGGTTTTAAGTGCGTTTTCGATGGAGATCTGATTCTCAGTCATCCATTCGTCAGCAACATACTCTAGATAAGAATCTACACGCTCAGTAAGAATTGATTTGAATTCAGTAACTTCTTCGATAAGTCTCTCTTCGTATGCAGCATCATACTGCTCGATGAGAGCTTCTTTGATCTCAGAAACTTTGGAACGAAGTGCAGATTCAAAAATGGTGCGTGCCTTTTCTTGGAATTCTTCCGAGAGTTCTTCACCACCAAGAAGAGCGTTGACATCTTCACTAACATCAAACTCTTCTTCTACTTCTTCCTCTTCTACTTCTTCCTCTTCACCTTCGAGCTCTTCTTCCTCTTCAGATTCTTCTTCCGAGATTAGATCCTCTTCAGTTACTTCTTCCTCTTCTTCGAGGACTGCTTCAGTATCAAGTTCTTCTTCTTCCTTAACGGCATCAGACTTCTTGAGACCCTTCATTGGATCAGCGCCTTTTGCACCCTTAGTGACAACATCTTTAACTTGCTTAAGTGTTGCACCAGGAGTCTTCAGCATTGCTGAATTATCATCAGACTTATAGTTCTCGGGGGTAGGACCACCAAGATCTTCCCATGATCCCGATTGACCATCGACTGCGCCTGGAGCAAGCTTTTGCATTGGATCCCCTGCCTTTGCACCTGCATTGACAGCGGTTCTGGATTGACTTGTGCCTGCTTCCATTTCCTGTAAATTGTTGTCACTAGACATTTTAGACTCTCCGTGTACCTATTAGATTCTTTAATCTATATTTATTTATTAAAATTAAATTTTTACTTCTTATTAATTAAATCGAATTTAAGAAGTTATTGAATAGCTCTAACTTATGCTCTTCAAGTCTTCTCTGACGAGTAAGATCTTCAATAGCATTTTTTGTACGATGTGCAACTCTTTCTCTTAGAATTCCACCATCCCATACCCACTCTTTACCTTCCATAATTCCAGATACAAAAGCATCAGGAGCAGAAGGATCGGCAACAATATCAGCAGCAGTTGCTAACATAAAGTCCTCACCAACTTCCTTATAACCTTTTTGGTTTTCTCTGAGTGAACCAATACCTCTAGAAGACACCCCAAGAGTTACTCCATCCTTGAGTAAAGATTCTGCAATCTTACCCATAGGAGTAGATAAAATTTGTGCTTTACCTACAAAGTTATTACCATCTTGCTTCAATTCACAAATTTTATGAGATACTCTATCCAAATTTACTGTAGGACCATCTGGATGTCCCAGTTCACCAAGAGCTCTACCCTTATCTACATAATCTTTAGAATATCTCTTTACTTCCCTTTCCATAATTTGGAATGGGTATAATCTACCATTACGATTTACTTGCTCACTCTGAAGAAATATCCCTTGAATATAAAGATTTTTCTTACCATTAACCGTTTCGGTTATGAGCTCAACTTTTTCAATTTCTTCTCTAATGAGTTTCATCTGTTAAAAGACTAAGTTCTTATCTATTATTTATTCAGTCTTCAATTTCAGACTCATTGGAATCAAATAATGACGATGATACTGGAGCTCTCATCGAATCAACTCTTTCAGTCGCCTTTACAAATAGCACATCTTTAATATTAGATGCTACATTGGATGGAGATTCATCCGCAATAATCATATCTAAAAGTTCGTCCATAATTCTTATGTATAAGTATTACACAGTTATTTAGATAAATACAAAAAATGTATTTTTGTATGGATAAGTTGAGAAATTTTCCACATGTCTATTATTTCAATGTAAATCATTATATTGAAAGAAAAAAGTATATGGAGTCTCAATTCCAAAGTATGGGGTGGGATTACACTAGAGTATCAATGCAGAAACCTAAAGATAACAATTTATTTGAATGGTATTGGAATAACTTAATTGGAACTTATAGTAAAAATACATCACACTATATAAATTTATATTCTGCAGAAATATTTAAATTTTTAAGTCAATGGATACAAGAAAGTAATGATGATTACCTAATAATTATGGAAGATGATTATGACGTATCACTGGCAAAATATTGGCACTTTGAATGGGAAGATCTGTTAGAAAGACTTCCTTACGATTGGGATTGTATTCAGTTAGGATTTGAAACATCATCAATAATATCTTTTTATTTGCATCCAACAAAATCAGAATATTCTCTAGGTCCATCATTACTTAATCGGGAATATGTAAAAAAACTTTTATCTTTACATTACCCAAACAGTAAGTTCAAATTTGATTATACTATTGCAAATGCAATTTATATTGATAGAGATTCAGGAATCCATGATGGACTTACATATAGTGGAACATCTGGAAGTCCAGATTACTTTATAAGTCAGTCTGGATGTAGTTATTCTTTACCATTAATCCCAATCAATCCTTATTTTACAGGAATCAGTCATAGTGGAGCATTTAAAAAATATTCATGGCATCCAAAACTTAGTTTTGTAAAATGCTATGAAGCATATTATGACTGGTGGATTAATGATAGAGATAATTTTACATTAGATGAATTTTTTACTTATGGGAAGTCAAATGATTGTTTAATGGAAAGAGACATTAGTAGATGGGAAGATAAATACTTTTACGATTTGGCAATGAAGTATAATGAAAATTTATTTATTTCAACCACAGCATGAGATTATAATTAAAGGGACAAAAAATTATTGGTTACCATATGCTGCTGGTTGCCTATGGAGCTATGCTAAAAAAAATGTACAAGAGTGTGAGTTAGGAGAAATTATATTTAAAAGAGAAAGTATAGATTCAGTACTTGATAGAATAAAGGATCCTGATATTTGTGCCTTTAGCACATATATTTGGAATGAGCAATATAATTTAAAACTAGCGCAAAAAATTAAATTAAAATATCCAAATTGTATTATTGAATTTGGTGGACCACAATCAACTAGGCAATTAATTGAAAGGGATTATATTGATTGTGTTATTCTTGGTGAAGGTGAAAGAGATTTTGTTGATTTAATCAATAGAGTAAAAAGATCACAGCCAATAAAACCAGTTTATGAAAGACTACAAATTGATACTTTAAGTTATTCTAGTCCTTATGATTCTGGAGTCTTTGATGATATTGTAAAAAAATATCCCGAATATCATTGGGCAACTTTAGTAGAAACTACTAGAGGTTGTCCTCATCACTGTACTTTTTGTGACTGGGGTACATGGATGAATAAAATTAAAATATTTGATTTAGACCAAGTAGAAAGAGATATCAATTGGATGTCTACTCATCGAGTTGGTTTTTTAATGGTAGCAGACGCCAATTTTGGCATCTTTGCTGAAAGAGATCTAAAGATTGCAAAAATGCTCAGAAAATCTGCAGATCATCCAGATGCAATAATTGATGATATTACTGTTCAGTACACAAAAAATGCAACGGATGTTGTATTTTGTATTAGTGAGACACTTGGTCCTTACGATAGGCGCGGCGTTACTATGAGTGTTCAATCTATGAACGGACCAACTCTTAAGGCAATCAAACGACAAAATAATAAAAAAAATGTTGAGTTTGTAAAAAAAGCAAGGGAAAAAAAATTAAATGTATATACTGAATTGATTTTAGGATTACCTGAAGAAACCTTAGAGACTTGGAAGAATGGAATATGTGAGTTACTTGATTGTGGTCAAGATAGTATTGATGTTTGGTTCTGCCAAGTTTTTGGTAATACGGAATTAAATATGAATAGAGATAAGTATGGAATAGGTGTTGTTAATGCAGAGGATTATGTATCTTTTACTGATAAAAAGGATGATGTAAAAGAAATTGTAGAAATTGTAAACAAAACTAATACAATGACTACTGAAGAAATGATAGAAGCGTACCTTTATTCTTGGATGATAATACAGTTACATATTAATGGATATTCTGAAATTATATCCAATTATTTTAATAAAGAATTAAATTTAAGTTATAGGAAATTTTATGATATTATATTTGAAGATATTAAAATAGATAAAAGTCCAATCGGAGAGCATTTTAGGGAACTAAAAAATAGAGTCACTGAATATTTAAAAACTGGTAAAATTATATCGGATAAAGATACTGGACATACTTTAGAATTAAGTATGGGAACAGACTTTCAGTTTTTTTGGGAAAATAAAGAATCTGTGATTGACTATATTTGTCTAACTTGTGGATTAAATATTCCAGAAGAAATAATTGATTTGCAGAAAAATTACATGTATAATCCAAATATCAATTATCCACAAATTGTTGGAACATATTTGATAGATAATGCTAGAATAGAAGAGGAAAGAAATGATATTTGGGTATTAAAAAGAAAAAATCTTTTAAAAAATAAAATTAAACTCCTATGAAAAATCTTTACATGTTCCAACCACAATATGCGGTAGAGGTTAGGAATGAAGATACTTATTGGTTACCTTATAGTGTAGGTTGTCTGTGGGCATACTGTACTCAGTATAAAGATGTTGCAAGTGGATATCATCTTAAGGATTTAATTTTTAAAAGAGAAAATCCTGAAGAACTTGTTAAT